CTACAACTTCTGGGTTTTCTGAACGAAACTTTACTCGTTGCTTATACTTACATGCTTTACAATCAGCACGATATCTTTGTCTTTGATGATCAAACCCATATTCGGATAGTGGTTTAACCACACCACATTGGGAACATGGTTTAGGATCTATATTATCTTTTCGAGGTTGTGGTCCTACATTAACACACTTCTTACAAATACTTTTATAATACTGTTTAAGATTTCCATCAGCAAGAAGTTGTTTTCCTCCTTTAGAAAAATCACTTACAGGTTTTTCAACTCCACATTTTTTACATACTTTAGTTTCAGTCATCCTAACCCCGAATTAAATCTCATAAACTCAATTGCATTCTTAATTTGATACGTTCTGTTCTGTATCACCTTAAGAATACTTTCCAAGTATACTAGCATTGTATCATAGTAATCTATTTTTAGTGAAGTATTAGATAATTTTTCATCTGCATCAAGATATTTTTGCATGGTATCTTTGTCTCTTATCTTTTTCGGAAATGGATTTGCAATATAAACATCTGGGTCTGCTTTCCCACTAAAATACTCATACCGTTCATGACGGATGTTTTTTCTTTGTTGTTCTGCTTTCTTCCTTAGTAGAAAGATTGTATTATAAAGTTCAAAATATTTTGCATGAAGAGAGGGGACATTCAATGATTCTTCGTGTAGATTGTCTCTATCGATCTTTGCATCTTTTTCCCACATCTCTTGAAGTTTATCAAGAGTTACCGTCATAAAATGTTATTTTCTAAATCAGTAATGTTGTATATAGTATACTTGAAAGATACGTTTGCTGTAAAGTATTCTATGTCTGTATCAGTCGCATCAAATGTAATAGTAGAAAGACTATAAGGAAATAATTCTGTAAAAACTACTTGAAATTTTGGTATAAGATTGCTGCTTAAGATTTGCAAAGTGCCATCTGAAGTAACATCATCAGTTGATTTACCCATAGGACCAAGAATATTTTGATCCTTCAACTCTTTGTATTGATTAAGATTATCAGGAAACCCTAAACCTCTCATCCAGTTCTGAATTTCCATATAATTAACTAGATCTTCATCTACAAGAAATCTCAATGAAAGATCACCAAAATCTAGTTTGTCACCAGGTATAGGTATATTTTTTAAGTAACTTGGTTGTTCTGCTACTCCTAAATCAATTGATGGTATATTTGCCTCATTGCAGAAAAAAGCAACAGCAGGACTTCTTTTTAATGCAAATTTAAATCCAACTGGTGAGAGAAAATTTCTATTTTCTATAGGAGTGCCTGGTCTTTCAGCAGGTGGTTTTCTTTTCGCCATTATAAAATACTTTTTAAGTATTTAGACAAAAAAAAGACCCTTCCGAAGAAGAGTCTTTGTCTATTTTGTATGGACAAATATATTTATTCGTCTTACATGAGGTTCTTAACAGCAACACGTCTGTAGTAACGGTTAGCATTAACGTTAAGAGCACCAAGTGCAGCGTTTGTTCCTTCTGCAAATGGGTTTGCGACCATTCCGTAACGAGTCTTAAATCCGATACGTGGTTGGAAGGAGTCCTGACCAACACTACGAACCATCTGTAGAGGAACGTATGGGCAATAGAACAATCCAGCGTCATAAGGAGATGTTCCCTTATAACCAACAACGTAGTACTGATTACCACCTTGTGGTCCACCAGAACCAACTAGGTTTGCAGCATATGGATCGATGTAGACTTTGTACTTACCTTGTAATGTACCAGCAAATGTATTACCAGTGTCATCAACGTTAAGGTTAGCATTAAGAGCAGGTGTGTAGTCAAGTACACCAGCCATTGTTAGAGCAGATGCAACGTCTGCAGAGCAGAGGATCACATTACCCTTTCCACGACGAGTTCTCTGTGCAATTGCGTTTGCATCTCTCTCGATCTGGAATAAGAGACCTTTGAACTTCTCAACAGACCATCTTCCGTTTGAGTCAATGTCTAAGTCGAATTGACCTGCGGTTGCGACGTTCTGAACAGCACCCTGTTCTGCAGTCTTGTAGATAGTTCTGATAACTTCTCTATTGATTTCAGCAAGGATTTCAGTAGAAAGAATGTTGGCAAGTTCTGCCTCTGCATTCAATCCATGAATTGCTTTTAAGTCTTGAGCAAGTTCTAGACTGTACTCAGCTTTCAACGCACGAGATTTCGCAGTAACTGTTACCTTCTCGATGCTGAATGCCATCTGGTTGAAGGCAAAATCGCCTTGACCATCAAGACCTTCTGCTTCAGCAGTGGTCATACCTTGACCAGTTGTGTATGTGGTTTGTGAACCAGCACCACCAACAGGGTTAAGTACAGCAGGGTTTGTACCGCTTTGTGCAGTTGTACCCATACCAGCGTTGATATCGGTGAAACCACCAGTGTTATCAAACGCTGCGTCTTCTGCAGAGAATGCAGAATCTGCTTCGTTGTAGAATGCTTCGTCGCCAGATTGAGTCTTGTAACGAGATCTCATCGCAAAGATGAGTCCAGTAGGACCAGACATTGGCTGAACGCCAGCAAGGTCATATGCGACCAAGTTTGGCATTGCACGTCTAATTAGAGAAATTAGAACGGGGTCAAAGTTAGCAATTCCAGCACCAGTTGAGTTGGTTGGTGTTTCTTCTGTTAAGAAAGAACCAGACTCACTAAATGCACTTGCTTCTTTTTGAAATTTTTCTTGGTTTTCGAGCAGGACTGCAGTGACGGCCTTACGATGGTTATCTTTGATAGCATCGGCTCCTTCTGCATTTAGAAGGGGAGCCCACTTTTCCTGCAACTGTTCTGAATTGAACATTGCTTAAAAAATAGTGTTTACGTTTGATTTAATTTTGAAATCAGTTACTTGTTAAATTGCTGAAGGGTTTTAAGATATTTTGCCATTGTTCCTGATGCAATTTCAGGAGAACTATCGACACCTTCTGATAAACTCTCAGATTTAACTGCTGGAGATCCTTTTGTAGGGAAATAAGATTCCTTCAAAGTTTCCAACTTTTCACGATAAGTTTCTTCACTTTCAAACTCTACACTTTCGGAAAGTGAGGCAAGCTTTTCTCTCTGAGTGTCAGCAAGACCTTCAGAAACATCGGCAAGAATTACATCTGAAGTAGACTCAGAAAGTCTTTGATTCAAACTTACATTCTTTTCGATTTGCTCATTGAGTTTGGACTCCATATCATCTAGTTTTTCTACCATGCTCTGTAGTACATCATATTTTTCTTCAGGGATAGTTACATAATGTTCTTCAAAAAGATTTTTAAGACCAGACATAAAGGATTCAGTAAGTTCTTCCTTTAGACCGCCTTGTACTGCGAGTTGATTCTCAGTGAACCATTCCTCGGAAACATACTCAAGGTAGGAATCAACACGCTCATTAAGAGCAGTCTTGATAACATCAATTTCTTCGAGAAGTTTTGCATCGTATTCAGTTTGCAGTACTTCTTTAATTTGTACCACTTTACCTTTTACTGCTGCTTCAAGGATTGTTTTTGCTTTTTCCTTGAACTCCTCAGAAAGCTCTTCACCTTCTACAAGAGCATTAACATCTTCCTCGATGCTTATCTCTGTATATTCAGGTGCTTCAGCAACAACTTCTTCTTCAGTAGTTTCTTCTTCTGCAACTACTTCTTCAGTTGTTGTTTCTTCTTCTGCCACGACTTCGTTAGTCACTTCTTCTTCCTCAGAAACTACTTCGTCGTTGACTTCAACTTCTTCCATTTTAACTGGAGTTGCACTCGTGCCAGCGACTTGATCGCCAGGAGTGGACTTCTTGTTAACTACATCTCTTACTTGTTTAAGAGTTCCACCAGGAGTTTTCAGTTTTGCTGAATCGTCATCTGATTTGTAGTTATCTGGAGTAGGACCGCCCAAATCTTCAACTGTGCCTGTTTGACCTGGAGTAGCAGCCCCGTTAGGACCGTTTTGGATTGGATCTCCAGGTGCTGCATTAGCATTGGCTGCAGTTTTAGAGGGAGTTGTGCCTACTTCCATTTCTTGTAAATTTTTGCCACTAGACATTGGGTTTCTCTCCGATTTCCTGTATAAAAGTTAAAATCTATATTTATTTATAATCTTAATGATTACAATGAGTTAATAAACTCATTGAAAAGATTAATCTTATGTTCTTCGAGTGCTTTTTGGGTAACAAGAGACTCGATCTTGTTTTTTGTATCATTAGCAAGTTTTTCCCGAAGGGTTGTTCCCTCCCAAATCCACTCTTTTCCTTCCATAATTCCCTCAACAAATGCATCGGGTGCAGAAGGGTCTGATACGATATCTGCTGCTGTTGCTAACATAAAGTCATCACCAACAACATTAAATCCCTCTTTAGTTGGTTTTAATGAACCAATACCTCTTGAAGATACACCAAGTTTTACACCTTCTCCTATAAGAGACTTTGCAATTTGACCCATTGGTGTGTCAAGGATTTTTGCTCTACCTATAAAGTTAGAACCAGACTCTCTCAAAGAAGTTATCTTATGAGAAACTCTATCAAGGTTAACAGTTGGACCATCGGGGTGACCTAATTCTCCAAGTGCTCTACCACTTTTAACATGTGCTTCATTATAACGACTCACTTCTTTTTGAAGTGTTTCCATTGGATACATCCGACCATTTCTGTTCTTGATGTTTCCTTGCAGAAAAATTCCCTCAATATAAAGAGATTTTTTACCGTTTCTTTCCTCTGTAATAAATTCTACAGATTCAATTTCTTCTCTAATCAGTTTCATTAGTTTTCTCCCCCTATTCTGCTGTTTGAACTTGTTGAATTTTCACAGAACCCGCACCACCTGCTTGTAATGCAGCAACTTTAAATGATTCTCTTAAATCTGAACCTAATAAAGACTGATTCCATGTACCAGAAACACCAGATGAATTATAATTCACAGTAATTCTTGTACCGTGAAATCCATCATGTCCTGCAGTTTGATTAACAGCAGTTACCTCTTTGTGAGCAAAATTGAAACCAGTTTGTCCTGGTGCAGTTAATGTAACATAATCACCTACAACAAACTGAGAACCAGTACCCTCTTGGAAATCTATTATGGTAGTAGTACCTTTAGTAAGATTTTGAACAGGTTGTGATCTAACGGAACCTAAACTTAAAATTTCAGGTTCATTTGCCACCAAATAAAAACTAGCAGTGGTTGCAGTAGGTTCTCCACCTATTGCAATATAAGCATCGTTTGATTTTGCGACTAGACGTATATATTTTGTCAGTTGACTTTGTGCTCCTGATTTAGCAGAAGAACCACTCGTCGTTATACTTACCTGATCGCCAATTGGATTAAGAGACATTATCCTTAAAAGTCCATGTAATAGTTATTTATAATTACTCTTCAGCATCTTCTTCTGTAGATACTTCATCAGTATCAGAAGTTTCATCGTCATTAAAAGTATGATTAGCAACTTCTGGTTTAAAAGAATCAATTTTTTCTGCAGACTTTGCAAAAAGCATATCTTTTATTCTGTCACTAATGTTAGATGGAGACTCATCAGCGATGATCATATCCATCAATTCACTTTGTACTTTATTCATATCAGGGGATTCAGTCATGTTAAAATGTCAAATATGTGAGTAATCTTTAATATTTATATCTCTCCACCTTTGGGTTTTACTACGTTAGTATCTAGTTCTACACTACCACCAGTGGCTTCTTGAGATGCTCCCTCTAAATCTGGTTCCATTATAGGTGATCCAAGGTCACCAATTGGTTGTCCAGTTTCAGGATCAACTGGAGCCATTGGGTCTGGAACAATACCATCAGCAATTTCTTTCTTCATAATCTTATCTTGCTCAAGAATCTCCATATCAGTTTGACGTAAAAGATGTCTCCTTACATAATCTTGTGAGAAATACTTACCAATATAAGGTTCTGCAGAGGTTGCTGCTGCTAATCTTTCATTAAATAACTCAGTTTCTTTGAGTTCTGTAAAATGATTATCATATAAGAAGTCATATTGTATATGCTCACTCATTACTTCCCAATCTTCTGTAGTAATAATATTCTTAAGAAGTAACTGAGTTTTAAGCATGTCATTGAACATTCTTGAGAATCTCTTTCTCAAACGTCCAACAAACTTACTAAATTTAACCTCATCTCTTAGTATTTCAGAAGATCTTCCAAGGTTAAATCCACCATCTCCTTCTATTCTGGAGATAGGAACATTTAATGATTTGTATAATTTCTTTTTGAAGTACTCGATGTCCGTGATCTCACCCAGGTTTTGACCTCCAGGAAGAGTAGAAATCTCAGTACCACGTCCTCCTTCTCGTCTAGGTAGCCAGAAATCTTCCAGCATCGCCATGTACTTTTTGTCATCACGAACCTCTCCAGTGTTAGCGTCGTATACAAGTTTGTTACGATATCGCATCATCACATCTCTGAGATATTGCTCTGCCTTTACTTTAGGTAGATTTCCAACATCAATATAAAAAATTCTTCTTTCTGGAGCACGAGATAATCTGTAAATAACCAGACTATCCTCAATCATTCTAAGTTGATTGAGTGATTTGATTGCTTTATGCAAATAAGATAGAGTATTTCCTTTATTTCTATCTACCAAACCTGATGTACAATACGTTATTGCATCTTTCGCTATCTTAATTCCTGCACTTGCACCTGTTGCATTTACATTCCCCGTTGGATATTGTGACTTTGGATTGTATATAAAATACTCTTCTATCTCTGGCCATGCATAATCCATTGGATTAGAATTGGCTTTTAAAACTGGACTAGCAATATTTCTATTAGGATCTTTCTTTTTTTCTTGTCTAATATAACGCATTTTCATTGCGTCAATATATCTTAATTCCTTTATTCCCTCATGTGGATTCTTTAAATCAATTATTTTATGATAATAAATCCTACCATCCACATACCAGTTTCTATAAATTTCATGTGCTTTCTTATCAAAATCTAATAAATCAAGAATAAATTTAAACTCATCTCTAATCTTTTTCTTTATTCCATCACTAGCATTAAGATTCGACAATTCAACTTGGACAGGTTGATCATTTGTATCTGATACAATTGCTTCATGAATAATATCTTCAATAGCACTATCGCACTCTGGTTGAAGTGCCATTTCACGATAACGCTTAATTAATTCAAACTCTGTCCTATATACTCCTTCTAAATCAACATATGATCCAAAAAAACCACTACTCGCAAAATGGTCAACCCCGTCCTCATCATTTCGAGGTACGGGGGATACCGCATTGGGAGATAGTGGTTCAGTGTCCTCTATCGAGAACCCAAATAACTTAGCCATGATTTATTGAATCTTTACTCTTATATTTATATTAGTTTGGTTCGCCTGATCCTGTGACATTGATGGATTGAACTTGGAATTCAACAGTGAATTCTTCAATTGTATCTCCAGTATCATAAGAAAGATCTATAGCAGAAACATTAGTTGGGAAGATATCAATGAATTCGTACTCTTTTAATACGACATTACTATCTCCACTACTATCTTTACTACTTGTTGTAGATCCTCTACCTAGTTGGAAAACTTTAGCGTTAACCATATATTCATTTGGATCAGTAGCACCAAGGTTGTTAGACAATCTTGCAATTTGCTCTGTCCATTCTTCCATTGCATTTCTTAATGCAAATCCTTCATCATTAATAATGGTAACTGTCCATGTGTCGATAGTTCTGTCTCCAGCAACTTTGAAAATACGACCTCTGAACGGAATATCAATTGCTGCAATATTTTGAGCAGGTAAATTTGCTGCTTTGCACATGTACCTGAAACTATCTGCATCCCAACTGATACCAGCAGGTAGAGTAGTTAACTCTACCTCAAACAGATTGGGTCTTGCACCGCCACCTATGAGTGCCGATTTAAATTGAGAGATGGTTTTGTTTTCTCTACTTGTTGCCATGATTGGGGTTCCTCCTGTTGTTATTTAGATTCTTAATTAAACTCTACCGACCACTTCTTCAAAGTTAACACCAGTTCTGGTGGCAACAAATGTTAGAGTTACGTAGTTGATTGACTTCGCTGGTTTCAGGAAGATATCTGCCCTGAACTCATTATTATCGATAACATCAGGAGTATTGTTTGTTGTATCACAAACAACTAGGAATCCGAAGAGACCTCTCTTTGCCTGAACATCACGTAGGAATGGTTCAACGATATTACGGAAGTTTGCCCGTGTTAATTCATCGTTGAGTTCAAAGAGTTGTGCTTCTGCTGCTCTTTGTAACGCTTGCTCAATTGTTAGGAACAATCTACGAACGTTGATTCTGTCAAATGCAGATGCAAAACCAAGACCTGTCTTATCTCCGAAGAGTAAAGTTCCAATTCCAGGTTGAGTTATGATTGAGTTAATCCTTGCAGGATATAACTTATCTCTCTGTGCCTTAGATGGATTGTATGCAAGTTTAATTGCATTATTCAAGATTCCTCTTTGCTGTCCAGCAGGAGAGAACCAAGGATATGAGTTCAATGCTGTGCGAGCCATTAGACCTGCTACGTCAGCATTGGTTGGAACATAACGGAATTTATTATTAAATCTATCATAGGTGTACTTATATCCACTATCAAATACGCAGTATGATGATGAGGATAATGTACTAAAGAAACTAATCAAGTTTGATGTTTGGGTATCACTGTTTGATACTCCAATGATGTTTGATCTGTGAGGACCAACTGTTGCCATGCAATCTTGTCTTGCATTTGCAAGAGATATTACATAATTTGCTTTTGCTTGAGAATCAAATTCTTCCGTACAACCAGGACCACCAATGATGAAGTCTACTTCAATTTCATCTTTATTAGAGAACTTGTCATATCCAGTAATTAAATCGGATAGTTCTGCCTTCATTCCAGTGCCAACACCAGTAGTTCCTGAATAATCAGTTCCATTGATTAGTGTATATGTTGTAGCACCTGTAGCACTGTATGTTATACCCTGTGCGTTCTGACCCCAAAGACCGTCTGCTAGGGAAATTGGTGCATATGATGCAGCAGTACCATCAGACTTAGTGAATCCAGTTGCTGCAGGATTTGTTCCGTGGAAAGAATCTGCTGCACTTGATGGATTACCACCAGCGTAAACATTTTCTGAGAAATCTGCAATGAACTGTTCGTACCAAATCTTCTGAGGAGAATTGACTGCAGAAACTGCATCAAGTGCCTTAGAAAGATTTAAGTGCTTCTCAATAATATTACCCTGTATACCTGTAATTGTTCCATCATCATCAACAACTGCAATATGGATACCGTCTCCTTTAGCTTGTCTATCAAGTGCATACTTATTAGTAGTAGGTCTTGGAGCAAGTGACTTCCAGAAAGTATTTCCGTTAGTTAAACCAAGTGTTTGCTGGTCATACCAGTCAACAGCAGTACTAATTGTATGAGATGCACCAACTTTTGCACCACTACTATTCAAGAATGTAACTGAATCAGCAGCACTAAATGATGCATATCCTGCACCTTCTTCATAATCAATCTTTGTTTCTACTCCCGCAGTTGTAACTCTTGATACAACTTTAACATCTGCTACGTTAGTTGCTGTATTGATACCAGTAACTATACCTTTAATGTATCCAGAGAATAGTGAAGTTGTCCCTGCACCAGGTATAACTAAATCTGATTTACTAACAGAAACACCGTTTCCAACCACTGCAGAATCAGGAACTTCTGTAAGTGAAAGTGTTTGATCTGCAAAGTCGTCAATAACACAAACTTTTAAACCATTTGCCCATGTACCTGGATTTTTAGCAGCATAAGTAAAGTTTGATGCTTCACTATGATCTGCAATATAATCATCGTAATTATCAATTCTACCTGCACCTGTCATGGTAGCAGAACCAACACCAACACCAGCGTTAGCATTACTTAGTGTTGTACCACCTACCCTTACTACTTTAAGTACGCCACCATATGAAAGGTATGATGATGCACTCATCCAATAAGAATATTGATTATCGGTGGACTTTGGTTTACCGAATACGTTTATAAGATCTTGCTCTGTAGCAATATCTGTTGCCTCGTTAACAGGACCAATTGGAAACGGTCCTGCAATAGCACCGATATTATCCAATACATTATCAGCTCTTCCTACTGTTAAGTCAACCTCCCTTACCAGTACCCCAGGAGATAATTGAGGAGTCGCCATGTTTTCTTTCTCCGAATCTCAGATTTAATCTGAAATTATTTATTAAATGCTAACTTTACAATAGCAAAAAATGCTATGAACAATGCGTGAACATCATGAAAGGTAATCCCACATATATGATCTGTCTCCATATTCATCTGCTGCAAACCATTTATCTCCATCTTTATCAACTACAGTATTGGAATCTAATCCATCATCCATAAAACCAAATGGAGCCATGTCTTGTTCTATTGCATTTCTTTGTTCATCATATAATTTTTTTCTCACATCTTGATCAGTTAATTCCTTAAAGTAATCACACTGAACTAACCACGCATATATTACCAAACACATTGCAAGGTCATCATTACAACCTTCCTCTGCCATGAAAGAATTACTTTTAGAAATAAAGGTAGTTAACTCACTCATAATATCATAATCACAAGAAAGTAATTTATCTTCTTCGATTAATGTTTTTAAATTAAGAGCACCAACCTTTTTGACAGTCTTGGACATCTTAACTCCTAACTGAGTTTTCTTACCAGAGAATCCTTGACCTACAACTTGTCCTGCTCTACCCCTCATGGAACACATAAGAAGGTTTTTATACTCTAAATCATAATTTAATATAGATGCTACTTGATCACCTATATCATTTACTTCACATAAAATAAATGCATCATTATAATTTTTTCCTACCGATTCAACAATATTTGGAAAAAGCATAGGTTTAATTTCATTATTCCTATACTTTGCTACTACACAATGTGGAAACTCAGTTATATCAATTACTACAAATGCAGAAAAATCCTTTCCAACTCCTCGTGCAACGTCAACCGTTATAACATAATCATGGTCTTTCTGTGGGTCAACATATACATCTAATCCAGCACTTCTTTTTTCAGGAGTTTGATATACCATACTCCTTAATTTACTTGGAGCAATAAGAGTATCAACTGATCCTAAGAACTCGCATTCAAACTCAACTCTAAATTGTTGATCTGACGTGTTAGCAATAGTTTGCTCTTTCCATACCTCATCTCTACCTGGAACTTCTGACCAATGAACATCAGTTGGGACATATTCATTTTTACTTCTTTCTGCATCGTGCCACATACGGTAGAAATGATTCATACCATGTGGTGTAGAAACTATAATTACTTTTGTATTTTTACCAGAAGTAATAGTAGGGTAAACACTAGCAAAGAAAGAATCAGCGATGTGATTGGGAACAAAAGCAAATTCATCCAAGAATAGGATATTGAAAGACATACCCCTAACAGCACTAGCAGAAGTAGACGCAGCCAAGATTTTACTACCATTTTCTAACTCCAATGAACCTCTATTCCATGCCAAAACACCTTGCTGCATCCACTTAGGAACATTTTCATAAGCAGTTTGTAGTCTGCCTAATAATTCCCTTGCAGTTGCTGCTTTGTTAGCAAGAATACCAATATTTACACTATCATTAAAAAGAAGATAATGTAAAAGGTATGATATAACAGTTGTAGACTTACCTGTCTGACGAGGCATCTTACAAATGTTAAATCTATTATCGTGAAAATTGTTAATTAACTTCTGCTGAAAATCATATGGTTCAAATGGCATCAAACCAGAATCCAATGTCACAATTTTGACATGCTTCTGTGCAAAATACACAGGATCATTTTTACACGCCATAAATTCAAGAATTTGATCTTGAGTAAATTCAATTTTGGTATTTGCCCGTTTTAGATTCGGGTTACCTAGATAAATGTTTTCGGTCATAATAAACTCTTACATCATTTCATAGTGTCCAAATTTTTGATCGTGTTCTATAGTTCTCCTTTGCAATTCTAGTATTCTTTCTAAATTTTGTATTTTCTTTTCTAACTCTTCAGTTTTATTTTCCTCCCGTCTGGAGGAGTGGTTCTCCTGGGTCATATTCTGATACCTGGTAGTTCCAGAGTTTAGCATTAGGATACACTTTTCTCACTTGATCCTGTACTTCTCTGCGTGAAGGGATTTTGATTTGGGGGAAGAACATTTGTAACATGTAGTTCTTTCCTCTCCATGCCAAATAAACGTGAATTATCTTACCTGTCTTTCTTGCCACATAAGTTGTTTTTTCTGGTATTGTATATTGAATATTATTTTTAGGAGATACAAGAGGTTCTGGTTTTACTATATCAACTATCGTGGTGCTGCTACCATCGATATGTTCTATTTTAACATTCTCTAAAAACTGAGTAAATGTTTTAGATTCACCTATTCCACCACCGCCATTCGCACCACCATTACCACCGTTACCGCCATTAGAATGACCGTTACTACTTCCATTACCGTTGGTACTCCCGTTAGTTTTGCCGTTACCATTGCCGTTTCCGTTACCGTTCTTTTTTTTACCGTTCTCTTCAGGATCGGATTTTAAGTAACCACCACGACCAACAAAATACCCACGAGGAATCTTCTTACACTTTTTATCAGTGTTACAGTAATATTGTCCATCTGGGCATTTTTTCATCAAAAGTATCAATACCTACGTTATATTTATGGTTTAGAAAACTTTGTAAGGTTATTTCGTATCATATCTAGAGTTTTCTTATCCATTATATTTACAAACCTTTTAGATGCATCAACCATAGCATCAATTGATGGACCATCTCCCTTATTATTATCGAGGGTAACTTTCATCACTGGATATACATTAGAAAATCTCCATTTATTTAATCCTACTTCTGCAGGAGTTTGATAGTCTTGAGATAGATCATCTTCATTAGGAGGGAATAATCTTTTATCAAAACCTGCTACAGGACCAGCAGCGTTATCTGCATTGGTAAACCCTGTAGTCATTTGTGCTTCTTGAAGAAATTGATTAAAAGTCTTCATGTCTCTAAAGCAGTAAAGATGACTTTAAATGTTGTTGTATTTGAAGATGCAGGGAAACCTAAAAGTCTTAAGTTTCCAGAGTTGATATCTACAGAAAATGTTGCTATTCCTACAGGTTCGTTTATTGTTCCAAACTCTGATAGATATGCATTAGTGTTATCATGCACTACATTAATTGTTGTTTTATTAAAATTATTTCCTTCAACTGCTTGGATTTGATAATTTACTGATCTAAATTTTGAAGATTCTACAGATACTAAAGTTGATATACCAGTCGATGTGGTAGTAAGTATACCCGATTGAATCACCCCTGCACTAGTGTCTAGTGATTGAAATATTGGTGGTTTAACTCCGACGATATATGGCATGATATTAATTAGCGGTTTCTAAAAGACTGAGTATTATCTTAAGAGTGCTATTTGCACTCGCTTCAATAGTCACAGAATCATTTGTTTCTAAAACTAATTTACCACTCATAGGAACAAATGCATCATTAGTAGGAACATTAGCACCTTTAATAATTTCTGTTTCAGTGCTAGATCTTTTATGCTTCATGGTAACTGTTGAATTACTATCACCATAATTTGTAATATGAGCATATAGCACAATAGCGGTATAACCAGTAGGAGCAGTATAAATCGTCTCCTGACTAGTTGTAACTTCGTGTGTAACCGTTTGAAATCTATTAAGTGCTAACTGAGCCATATTAACTTAATGCTAGGATAAATGGAGTCATCTCAGAGAATAAACTCTTACTAAAAGATCGACCACTGATAGTACCAGTTTCTTGGTTGATTTGCAAATCATCTCCAATTCTAAAGTTACCTGCTTGATCCGTACTAGTATAAAGAACCTTTCCACCATCTAAAGTGACGACTTCATTTTCTTGATTAGTAACACCACCTCGTTTAGGTGTAGCAGTTACAATTTGATTACCAGAACCAACATACTCAAAGGTATGAGAACTTGCAACAATTCTACTACCTTGTGAGAAGAATGTTGTTGAACCAACTCCCACGCTATTCAGCAAATTAGTTGCCAAACTTAATGTAGTAATTCCAGCAGTAACTGGCGTGGAACTATTTATCGTATAATAAAGATCCTCCATATTAGCAGTGCCAGTCGCTGTATTACTACCCACTTCTGGTGCTGAAATCGTGATAGATGGAGTGGTTTCATATTGCGATCCACTACTAATAATAGTAATAGATGCAACACTATCTCCTTCTAAAGTAGCAAATGCAGTCGCAGTTTCTCCGTTTGGTCCTGATGGTGCATCTATCGTTATACTTGGTGTTGCTGTATAACCAGTTCCTCCTGACCCCACAGAGATAGTATTGACTGATTTATACAACCTATCAAAGAATACTAATTGACCATCGTAAGGACGGTCTACATCAATTTTTGCAGTTCCTCCTGAAACATAAGTATGAACTAGAGTTGATACACCAACATTTACAACAAAAGATGTGGTTGAAGGAATTGAATCTACATCAAAAACAAATGGTCTTTTCTCTGGATATGTTTTTTGACCAAATGGACAAGACAGTAGAATACTAGAAAGAGTAACTCCCATACCTACTTGAAATTTATGAGCAGAACTTGTAGTTACTGTTGCTATGCCAGAAATATTATCATACACAAAATTACTTATATTTAAAGTTGGTGTGCTTACATTTACCGTCACCTCTGCTGTAGAAACTTCAGCAGTTGTAGTAACAACACCTGTATATTGTAAATCACTTACACCTCTGGATACTAATCCAAATGTACCAAAACTACAGTTACTATTAGCAATATCTGCTTGACCGCCTTTATCACATGTAACTGCTTCGTTAGTACAAATAGTAAACAATGAAACCAATTGAGCGAATCCACTGTTAGTAATTGCAACACCCACACCACCTTGATTGTATTGTGTGTATGAGTCTACATTCATGGATGCCAATAATCTTGCTTGGTCTCCATCAACATATAAACCTGTTCCTGTTGTAGTATCACTTGTACAGTTTTGGATATATGGACCTTTCCATTTACCACCACCAACGTTTTCTGCTACTTCATTAGTTGGAAAAGCAACCGCAGATGAAGGTGATAAATGACCTGTAAAAGTCATATTTGCCAATTTACTTGCTTTTCTTACATGAAATATATTACTGGTAGCATTAGTAGGAGTTACAGTAACTGTTCTTTGATCATCACCCACAATAGAAACAAAAGCAGGAACTTCTATTGGATTTACTTCTTGATATCTACCAGAAAGAACCTTGATTGTTGTGCCTGATTGTGCAATTCCTACAGCAGCTTTAATTGATAAAAATGCATTATCAATGGATGTACCATTATTATCATCATCACCATCTTTAGCAACATATAAAACATTAGGTGCAGAGTTAATACCAGATGCTATTGAATCAATTTGTACATTTTCACCAATATTAACTGTCGCATTTGTAATAGTAACAATACCAACACTAACTGTTTCTGCATTACCGTCAATAGTAACGGATGATCTACCAACAGTAAGTACACCAACAATCCTTGCATCACCGTCCACATATAGGGCGGTATTCCCTAATCCAACATGTACGGTTCCTATCCCATTGGCAGAACCAAGTGTGGTTAACCCTACAACTGATAGGTTTTGACCGACCCTTACATCCTGACGGGCGGTTATTACACCAATAGAATCTACATTCTTTACATCTTCATAGGTAAGAGTTCCACCAACAGATACGTTACCAGTAAATTCTGCATCTCCAGATACAAATAATCTTTTTCCTGCAACTGCATCTGCCCCTACACCAATATTAGATGTGGTATTAATACCAACAGAATCAGATTGCCAAAGTCCAGCAGCACCACCACCTCCTGCAGCACTACTTAGAATCCACTTTCTATTTTTACGAACATATGCTTGACCATCATATGGAGCATCTTCTATACCACCTCCACCAAATGATGCTAATTGTTGCTGAACTCTATTTACAAATAATCTATAGTTCTCTTGAAGTTTTTCAAAGGTTACAAACTTTTGATCTAGTGGTGTTAATGGGTCAGAATTATCTTCGTCGGGAGGAATATTTAAAAGACCTTCAGAGATAACTTCCTTTTCAAATCTATCCTCAAGTTGTTCAATTTTACTTTGAAGACTTTTATTTTTCTTATCAAATGAAGAATATAAATTTTTCGCTTCTGATATATACTGTTCTTGATCAGGAATTCTTATTGAAGTATATTTTTTATAAAGACCTCTAATTTCTTTGTTTATATCCTTAATTTCTTCGTCATAATATTTTACTTCAGGAACTTTAGGAATAGATTCTTCAACAGAAGATATCTTATCTTTTAATTTACTTATATCTTCATCATAATATTTTACTTCAGGAACTTCTGGTATTTGAGGTATTTCTGAACGAACCTCTTTAACAGATTCTAATATCTCTTTAATCTGTTTGTCGTAATATTTAACCTTTGGTAATTTAGATATAGATGTTTCAATTAACTTTATATCATTTTCAATATCAGAAATTTGATTATCATAATACTTAATTTCTGGTATTACTGGTATCTCTTCACGAACTTCTTCAATAGAATCTATTATTAAATTAAGTTCTTTTTCATAATATCTAACTTCTGGAAGTTCAGGAATACTTTCTTTAACTTCCTTTACCGATTTAATTATTTCATTTAATTGATCATCATAAAGAATTGGTTCAGGTACAACTGGTATTTCTGAACGAACCCTTTCAATATTTTCTTTAAGAGATGATAGGTTATTGTATAAATCAGTTGGATCAAATTGTTCAGGTATACTATCTTCTACTTCTGTTATTTCTGCCCGTAAAACATTAATATGACCTTCATAACTAACTTGTTCAGGAATATTATCAATTCTTTCTTTTAATTCTTCAATCCTACCAAATACTTCTGAAAGATCTGTTTTTTCGGGAATAGATTTGGATAGTATTTTTATATCCTCTCTTATCTTTGCGAGAGGATTAGGTTTTGCTTTAGGTTTTACTTCTTCAATTATTTCTTCTACTACCTCTTCCTCACCAAAAAATTTCTTTGGTGCATCAACCTTTTTATTTTTTAATCTGATTTCTTCTTTTAATTTTTCCCGAGCTAATTCTTCATCTTTTTTTCGCTCAAAGAAATCTGATGGTTTATTTAAAGACACAGAATATTACTCATCTATTTTAATATTTATTTTAGTAAAAAATCAGTCTTTTTGCAAATTCTGTTGTTTGATCAATTTTGCTAAATCTGCAGTAGAACCAACAAACAATGCATTGTTAGTGACATTGGTTGGAGATTTTTTATCATCTTCATTAACATCCTTCAGTTTTTTCTGAAGATCTATTAGTTTATCAGTAGCATCAGAAACACTTTTAATTAACTGACCAGCAACTTCATATGCTCTAGGCATTTCACTTTCTTGAGCTATTTCAAGAATGCCATCAATTGCCTCTTGACCTTTTTCAATTATACTATAAAGATTACCTCTTGTATATTCATAATCTCTAGTAATATCATCTTTAGTTAATCTATCAGGAGGTGGAGTAGTTCTCTCAATTGATTTTTTTTCTTCTATTACTTCTGGAGTAATATTAAAAGTTTTATCTAGGTTATCTTTTGGCATGATTTATAACCAACTTTCAGTGCTGCCGTCAAATCCAAAGTCATCACCAACTTCAATAGATGCATTATCAGTAGCAGTAATAGATTTAATAGGAGTTCCTTTGATATGAGAAACTGCTGTAGTAGAATCTTGTCCTCTCTTTATTATTAATTGATTACCATCTTTCGCAGTAACTTGAACTTCTTCTCCACCAATATCAAGGAATAATTTTCCATCAGATGGAATTGCAGGAATCTTAGAACCGTCATCAACTATGATATCAGTATCACCTAATGCAATATTTTCTGATAGGTTGGTAAGAACAATACCAGTGTAGTTCTTGATTGCCCTTGGAGTAACAGAGTATGTGATATCTCTTGTAGAAGATTTTGCACCACCAGCAATATATGTAACAGAAGACTTTTTGATGATATCTTTTGTTGCATCGGAAACTGGTCCGAATAGATATGTCTTTGCTGTAAATCTTAGAGTATAAAGAAGAACTCTTCTCTTATCAAAGTCTCCTTCATAATCATCTTGCATTGTAATATTTTCCAATACAATTGGTATATCTCTCTTCTCTTTTATACTTTCAACTAATTCTACAGTAACATTGTATGCTGGTTGAAAATATGGTAATATTTGTTCTGTTATTTGAAGTGCATCATCATTAACTTTACACATTATACTTAATTCAAATTGCATGTTATAAGGAACAGGCATGAATGATTTTTTAGTATCACTTCCACTAACAGGATCTTTAACAGTAAATGTTTGAGTGGTCGTTACTTTTCTTGAAGGATCGTAAGTTAAACCAGTAAATTCAAATGACATTCTTGGAAGAGTAATCGCAGTACTCTTATTCAAGTCTGGTGATTGTTCTAATCTAGCAAGAAACTTTTGAGTTGGACCATATGCCAAAGGAACCCTTATTGTTGAGTCGGTTTGTTTAACAGTAATACCATTAAACAAAGTACCAAACGCAATAATGGTTCTTCTCAGAATTTCGTTATAAAAATATTCAAACATTGTTATAATCCTGGTATCTTATTTATGGAGTGCCGAATGGGTTCTGTTCAGTAAAGTCTAATATCTTATCTGCCTCTAATTCTATATTAGTATTATCAGCAAATCCATCATCAGTAGGTTCTTCATCTACAATACGTAACGCATGTGATGCATTAGATACTGATCCGACTATATCTTCTCCAATACTGAATGTTCCAGAGATTGAAGATACTTCAAGAAGACTTGTAGAAGAATCCCAAGTTCTAACTCTTCCTGTAGCACCACTTACAGAACCCGTAACCGTTTCATTAAATATGTAGTTACCTGAAGAACTTAATGAAGGATCTGATATTGTTATATTTGGTATTTGAGTATATCCAGCACCAGCATTTGTGATGTTAATTGCAGTAATAGTTCCTGCAGAACTTACAACAGCATGTGCTGTAGCAGTTGTTCCAACACCTGTTGGTCCTGTTATTGTTACTATTGGAGATGTTGTAAATCCACCACCACCTGATGTTACAGTAATAACACCAACCAATCCATTACCAATATATGCCGTTGCTGCTGCACCTGCTCCACCACCTCCTGTGATCTGTACTAAAGGTGCGACAGTGTACCCAGAACCTGGATTGACTAAATCTATGTTTTGAACAGATTTAGCACTTGCATTTACATTTAAATTGCAAACCTGAATACCACCAATCATCCTAGTAGTAGCAATACCAGTTACTCCACCTGATGGTGCTGATGAGAATCCTATGGTAGGACTATTAATATATCCACCACCCCTATCAGTAATTTGTACAAACCTTATACCACCACTGGAAATTATGCTTGTTTCTGCTGATGCAGTTACACCTGTACCTACTAAAGTAAATGTTTGAGTTGGTCCTAAAATAGTTGGAGTACCATCATCTGTGGTTCCATCAAGATTATCACCAACCAATTCATTATCAATTTCATCAATACCAGTATCAATAACTTCATCTTCGTAACGGAAGAGTTCACATCTTAATTCATAAACATATGTTTTTTGTAGTTGATAGAAAGGTTTTTCATGTTCTACATATTTAATTTCAAATAATCTATCTCCAAGTGGAAAATATATTAAATCTCCTTCTTTTGGTCTAGTTGTTAGTTTTACATCTGCTTCATTCTTCATCAAAGGTGAAATATAATCTTCAAATCTTTCTTTAGAAATTGTAAGAGTTATTTCATTTGTCTGCTCTATTCCAAACTTTGATAATAGAGTTGGATTTTCTCCATACCCATCAAACGTATCAACATATGCTTCTAATGGATATGCATCATCAAACTTAGATTGAACTACTTCTCTTATAATTTTATTTTCAGAAACATATTTTCTAGGCATATAATGAATCTCAACACCATACATCCTCAACTGTTCGTTGATTAAATCCTGAACTAAATTTTGTTCAGATCTTGCTCCTTGTTGAAAGTATGGATTAAGCACTATATTAACCTATCATATCGAATGGTGGAATCTCATAAGTATTAGACATCATCTCTCTGATAGTTTCTAAATCTTTTTCACCATCATCGTAGATTTGCCTTCCATTTAATTCAATGCCACCTGGTAATTTAACTCCTTGGAACTTAAGTAAATTTTGACCCCACTGTTTCTTCATTAATGCTGTTGTATATTTCTTTAAGAAAGAATCATTCCAAACTCTAGCATAATCATTAGCATCTATTGTTCTAAAACAATCGATAATCAAGTAATCACCAGGATTTATAGTTTGCCAATCAAAATCCAAATACAGTCTATCTTGCCTCTGATTGAACCTTATTTGCTTCTCTGTGGTCAATAAGAAGTCAATATCAGACAAATAGGTCTTTGTCATTGCATATGTTAATAATTCAGTAGCACCCCAATAGTAAATATCATTCAAGAACAATTGGTATTTAACACTAAACATATTATTTGTTACAGTGTTAGAACCATCAAAGTGAAATATTTTAGTTACTCCAATAACTTCTGGTGGTACTTGTAAGTAATTACTATTTTCTTCATAATCAAACTGCGTTGTTGCTCCAACAGTTTTTTGTACAGTAGTGGTTGTTATGCCAGTATTACCTGATTGACCTGGTCCTTTACCTCGATCAATGTCATCTTGTGTTACTTTATATTTTAAATATACCTGTCCAACACCATCAAAATGTCTTTCATAAAAATACTGAAGTGCATCATCAACAATATCTTCTACTTGCTCATCAGCAACGTTTATCTCCAAAACAGGAGCACCCAATTGCCTTTTGCAATAGTTGATAAATTCTTGTCTACTTGCTGGTTGTGCCATTTACACACTCTACCTTTTTATTATTTAGGGTGTAGAAGAAATACCAGTATAAACTAAGATATTTCCATTTATAATATTATAAACGGTTTGTCCTAAACCAGGACTAATCAAAACATTGTACATATATCTGCCTTCAGGAATAGATTGAGTGTTAGTAGCAGAAAGTGCCAATGTGATTGTTCCCGTAGATATTCCTGTAGTAAAGGTTGATGTGGGAACTGTAGTTGAACCTATACTTGTGCTTTTTTGCAATTGTGCCGACGCAGACCAAGCAGTAGTAAATCCATATGCAGTATTACTAGTATCCACAACAGTGAATGTAGCATCAAAGTTTGCTCCACCATAAATGGTCAAATTAGATGCTACAGGGACACCTGCAGTGGGATCAAAAGTAATTTTTTTAGTTGCCATTTACTATCTCTCTTAATAGTGATTTGATTTCGCTTATTTCATTTTTCATGTTAGCGAGATCCTCCTCCATATTTGATACTTTGGTGTTTTCTCTTCTTTTCACATCACGGTGTTTCATATATCTTTCATAATCATTGCTATTTGTATTAATAATAGCATTTGATTTAGGATCTCTTTTAAGATCCGAATTACCTTCTACATTAATCATGCTAATGCCATCACTCTCAATCTTCTGATACGAGGGACATGGCATTGTGATGTCGATGTCATTATAAGTTTAATTCTATAGTATCTAAATGAAGGCAATTCATCCGCAGTAAAGTTATATTCAACATAATCAAGATCTTTAGCATTTTGACCATAAGTATTTGATTTAGTAACAAAACTATCGGAGGAACCATCACTATTTTCAAAATCAATAATCTCACCTTTACTATTCAAGTTTGCAAATCCAGGAAATGGTACGAATACTGGTTCAATTCCTGCTTCAGTATTAATAGCATAGAATGCCCTAATATCAGTATTAACATTAATATGAGCATCCAATATTATCTTTATAGAACTTGCAGAATTTTCCAATTCCATTTCTTTAGAGATATATTGTGCTGCATTAGGATCATTATCAATAGTTTTTACTAATGCGTTAGTAGCGTAATTTGTTACTGGTGTATCAACTCTATTTGAAGTTAATATCGCACTAATTCTTTCACCGTCAATTACAGGACTCAAATAACTATTAGTCGTATTGAGTGTAAACTTCATATTCAATGATTTGTTACCAGGAAGAGTTGTTAATTTATTGTCTGCATTAACTTTTGAAGCAATCAATCTTGGAGTATTTAAGTAATTACTCTCATTAGGAACAACCGTATCAAATCCAGTATCAAGGAATGATATCTCCTTACCACCCAAACTTGTTCCAGTAACAGTTCTTACGTTAGCGTTTATGCTAGTTTGTGGTAATGTGATATTGGATACTAAAGGTGTAATAATTTCAAAAGGTATATTCTGAGTTGCGTTTATTTTAGAACCACCAGCAGATTTAGTATTATTAATAAAGAGTTGTGGGAATCCATTATCATTACTTCTATCATCATTAGTATCCTTATATTTTTCAGACATATTCAATTTAACATTATAAGAATCAAAGTTAATTTCATCAACTACATCGTGAGTTTTGTTAATTCTCCATAAACCAACTCCATCCAATTCATACTTGTAAACTGGTGTTCCAACTGGATAATCAACTGAATTTGAACCCCTTACAATCTCACCACCAATTGTATTGCCGTTAGTATTCGTGTATTCAATAATTTCATCTCCTATTCTTAGAAGTCCAACATTAGTAGTTCCTACACCAACATTTTCATAGTTAGTAAAGATACCAGCATTTTCTACAGATATTGCTGCTGTAGAACCTGTAGGATATGCAGTGGCAAGTTTTGTTGGAATTAGATCTGATTCTACCTTTGATAAAGTCACTTTATTATCGGTAGAATACATACCATGATTCTTATGATTGACTTTAATAGTTAATCCATCACTTACTTCTACAACAGAGGATATCTGAACATCTCCTCCATTTGCATTATTCAATATGGTAGTAATACCAGCGTTATTAATGAAACTCAAAGTATTCGCTGAACCTACAACAAAGTTACCTTCAACATTATTTAAAATTAATTCAGAAGTGCTTCCAATAGATGTAATAGTCATCTTAGCATTTCTTCCTATAGAGTTAGCACCTATAGTTGATATTCCTACCACATCACCTATTTGATATCCACTTCCACCATTAGAAATGGTTGCTCCCGATGCAACAATTGAACCACCGTTTATAGTGATATCTGCAGTTCCATTTCTTCCATTACCAGTAAGAGTTACTAAGTTAACTCCAGTAAAAGTAAACTGACCAGATCCAGGTGTGTATCCTATACCAGTATTTGTAATATTAAGACCACCCGCAGTTCCAGCAGAACCAACAAAATCACCAGTTGCTTGAGTTCCACCTTGAACAATAGTATTTCCTGCTAGTAAACCTACATCACCAACTGTTGTACCAAGACCAACTCTAATTTCCTTAGAAACAAGTTCTAAAGAATCTGGCATTAATTCAGCAATCTGTTTATTTCCAATATCTAATTGTGGATTATAAACATCAAATGAACCACTTTCTATAAAGTCTGCTCTGTAAAGAATAAATTTAAGATCTTCCCATTGACTTGGTTCCCATGTAGAAGCATTTTGAGACTTGAATAAACTTCCAAGTATTGGTTGGTTAGAAACATACGTATCATTAGTAACATCATTCTCACCAACTCTAGAAATATAAACACTGTATTTTGCTGATTGAGAAAGCATCACCATAGCATACTCTCTTCCAGCCTCAAGGTAAACAGGTGCTTTAAATTGGAAAGATGTAGCTTGTGTGGAATCTGAGGATAATACTACATCTTCTGGATCCAAAACAACTTCTGTCAGTGGAACTACATTTTGTGTAGGAACTCCATTATCCATAGTTCTAATAGAGAATTGGACTGGAATGCCCATGTCATCTTTTGTTCTAAAGAAGACATCACATCTAGTTAAAAATACACCATCAGGACTATCAATAAAGAATGATTGTGCTAATGGATCTGGTCCGTTATTCCATCTAGCAATCTCTACATCATTTTGTGTAGTATTTAAAACAGCAGTTATAGTGTCATTGTCCGTTACTTCATTAATTCTAATTGTTGCATTTCTAGTTGATATAATATCCTCTCTCACAGTTTCAAGAGTTCCTGTTGCCCTGTAATCCTGTTCTGCACTTGTAATTGCATCTTTAGCATTACTAGGATCACCTGATAATCTAAACAATGATGTACCAGTCTCAAAACTTGGGAAAGTAGTATTGTTTGGATTAGGAATAAAGAATGAACCTATAAGAGAACCATTCAGGGTAGAAATCAGTCTAAGGTCACTAATAGATGCCTGAGCACCGCTAGATTGCCCTGTAAGAAGCATTCCTGATGCAACCCACCCATAGAACTGACTTTGACTTATATCCGCTAAACCAGCAATATCTAAATTCAATAAGGTTGATGTAGATGTATAAGTTGCAGGAATAGATCCCTGTGTATAAGGATCTTCAGTATATGTACTTACAGGAACATTGAATGCACCAGTTCTATGATTAGGAGATGCGACTCTAAATTGAATATAGGCAGTAGAACTATTTCTATTTGAACCAGAATTCATTCTTCCAATTACAGTTTCTCCAACTTGGAACGCTCCTGATGACATGCTTATTTGCAATAACTTAGGAACACAGAAACGTGATACCTCTCTACCAGCAAAGAATGCATATGCTCTAGTTAAAGGTTTAATACCTTGAGAACTAAACTGTATATTACGTGATCTTACAAAGGTAATAAGTTCTCTACTTATTATTCTATCACCTAGAGAAACATCACTTCTAGTTTCGGTTACTAAAACTTCTCTACCAGATCTTTCTCTACGTTGTTCTTGTACAGTTGATGTATTAGTCCTTCTGAACTGAACAGTATTATCCCCCTGATTTCTAGTCCAAGTACCAGTGGTTTGTACTTGTCTAGTATCTCCAGCCCATGTAGTTCTCCATGAATCCCATGCAGTATTAACAAATCCAATTTGAGGATCTCTACCTAAAATTTGACGTGCTCTTGCTACTTGTTGTGAGAAGTTACCCTCTACAATTGTTCTTGCTTGTATTCTAACTGTATCTGTCCAAGTATCTGACTGCGGTGTTAATGTTAAAATACCATTCCAGAATGGAACAATAAATGGAGTTACACTAACTGATCTAGTTGAAAAACTTTGTTTTAACCATTCTACCTCTGCATAATCTAAGGTTACAATACCATTTGTTTTCTTGACATTAACTCCTTCAATTTGAGAAGTAGTAGGATCTTGAGTTGCATCAACATTAACTACAGGACCAAACATTAGATCAACTGAAGTTGTATAATGACCAGGTCTCAACTCTTTAGTATTTGTGTCAATACTATTCTTAATAAAACGTTCATCTTGAGTTAAGAAGTTCTCGAAATTATCAACAAAGAATCCAGATTTAAATCTATTTAATCCATTTGCATCAGAAATAAAGAAGTTTTGAGTATTTGTTTCTAATAAAGATAATGCAGTATAATATTCTAAATTACTAATTCTCTGCTCCAATCTTCTAATATCACCCATTGTATAACGGTTCATATCTTCTGACTTGACAGAAACTTCACTCTTAACGTCACAAAGATATGGTGCAATGTTAATAGCGGAAAGTTCTATAGAATCATCAACAGGTGATGGTTTTTGAGGATTTTCAGAAGGGGTTCCTGTTACCAACTGTACTTTTCCATTTTTTGTCAAACATACAACATCAATTCTACCCACATAATGAGAATATGTAGTTAAAACGGTTTCATCTGACGCTAATATATTTTTTGATGAATTTCCAAAACCATCAAAAGATCTTCCTTTAAATTCTAGTGGAGATCTAGAACCCTCAGTAACAATATAATCATTAACTCTAGGTCTAATATCAATTAAATCAGTATTTTTAATATCTTGATAGTATGGAACCTCAGTACAATAATCAAATGTTTCATAGGAATCTACGGTTGTTATATCACCTGCATCATCTGGATTATAGAATGCACTTAGGAAATAAATTTTTATTTTTTTAGATGGTGCTTTTACGTCACCGTTTTTAATTATAAATCCATAATTATATTGAGTGGTTTTTTGTCCTGTAGAGAATGTATAATTATCAGTTATATCAAAACTGGATTCTGTAACAGTTGTTATAACTGCAGATACAGTTGATTCTGAAGAAGATATACTTTCACCTTCTATAAATTCCCCATCATTTTTATAAATGAACTCAATTTGATTTGCTGTAATAATACTAGCAACTACTGCAACTGCTCCACTTGTTTGTCCTGTAATTTTTTCACCAATAACAAATTCTGCAGTCGTTCCTGAAGGACTAGTAATAGTATTGAGAGTTGCCTTTGGTGCTGATGGAGCATCAGTATTTCCAGATTCAAATATACCATGAATACTAATAACATCTGGACAATTAAGAGAAATAATATCATCCTCTACTCTTGTTCCAAAAGGATAGTTTCCATTAATCAATCCATTATTTAATGTTGTAGTTCCAATACCAGAACCAACTAAAATAGACTTATCAACGATAACAGAATTTACTCTATTTCTTACTTTTACCTTTGATGTAGGTTTTCTCTTTGTTAGTGTGGTTATAAGAGTAGCGTTAGTTGTATTACTGCCTAAATTACCAATTTGTAATGTTTTGCCGCCATTAGTAAAGATAAATTTGTCTGCAGTTAAAACTTCTGTTTCGCCGTCAGTTCTTTGTAAAGAATATCTTTCTTCATCAAATGGTAAATATGACTCATTATTCTCAGCAAAGACTTCACTAGTTTTGTTGTTTGTGATACTAACATTATATGTTTTTCTAATTGTAATATTTGCATCTGTTAAATCAACCCCAGATATGTAATTCTTGGGAAGTTCTGTAAATAAACTATTATCAGACGAACTTTGCAATTCAGTAGTTAATACTTTAAAGTCAGTTACTTCTCTAATAGCAGTTGGTAAACTTCCATTTGCTATTCCATCAACGTCAGCAACATTTGTAATTGTTATGGTATCTGTGCCAACTGCAGTAACTTTACCAATGGTAGGATCATTCGATTTAGCAGAATTACTAAACTGAACTAAATTATTTACTTTTACTAAAGTACCAGGAAATCTTTCATTAGGACTTGTGACTGTACTAAATCCACCAGAAGCAGCACTAATTGTGGCAATACCAATATTAGATCCAGTTGATTGAATTACATCAGCATTAAATATGGATGACAATCCAACAGTACCTGCATATGGTGTAGCACCAACATCTCTAACACTAAATATAGATTTTATATCAGAAATAGAATGTGCAGTAATTGCTGTTGCAATTTTTCCACTTAAAATACCATTAACAATTATTGGTTCATTTTTAATAAAATCACCAGAGGTTTCATATAATTCTATCGTAGCGTTATCAGTAACTGGATTAAATAAAAATCCAGTTGCACCACTATTAGCACCTTTTATATAAGTTGGTGTAGTAAATGTGCTCTGTTGATTAAGTGTTATTTCAGTGGTTGTTTGTACATCATATAATGAAATATCCCACTCATTCAATACTGAATTATTATTATAAGTTCCACCTTCCAATGCAAAATCGTATATTCTTGCAACACCGATTTCATTACCTGCTGCAGCAGTGCTTCCAGCACCAATTCTACTATCTCTTAAACTGACAATAGTGTTATTTGTTGTACTTATTCCTGGTGATCCAAAAACTCTATTTAATTTTAATGTAGGACCAGTATTATAAATTATAGATTCATCTGCTATAGTAAAGGAAGTACGTGGTTTAGGTGCATCAACGAGGGTAGGTCTTACTTTTTTAACTTCATACCCTTTTACATATGCTGTACCTTCAGAAACTTTATATACTACTGTATCTTCTGCAGGAATATCTCCTTCTGCAGTAAATTCTTCAACGTCATATAATCCATTATTACCTTCATTGTCATTTAACGACTCTTCAACAGTGACATCAAAAGGTTTAACTGTATAATCTCCTTGTGCAGAGAATGTTCTCTTTGCAATAGAGTTTGTTAATTCTTCTTGGAAAGGACTTCCTGATGTTTTTCCAGGTATTCTTAATATTCCATTTATAACTGTTGCTAACTCTACGAAATTAGAATCATCAAAATCATCTAAAGATTTCTTGAATAAACTTGCAGTAATTTTTAATCTATCTGCTCCAGGTGCAGCAAAATTATTATATCCCTGAGAATTATCATTTAATGATTCATCAATATCAGAAGTTATTATTTCTTCGTTTATGTTTAAACCAATTCTATAATTAGGAGAAGTTGAATATTGATCCAATATTAATGTTTCGTCTTGAACATTAACAAAATTTCCATGAATAAAATATACTCCATTTGTAATAGAAAATGAAGATCCTGTAACAGCAGATCCCACTTGTATAGTAGTTGCAAAAGGAGTGTTTGCTGGAATAGAACTATTACCAAGTAATCCAGAACTAATTAGAGTATTACAAACTAATTCTTCACCATCACTAAAAGTTTCAGTTGAATTATTAATTGTACTAGAACTAAGATAATTAATATAAAGAGTTAAATTACCAGTATCAGAATTTGAAGATAATAGAACTTCATTAACATATGCAGTTACCCCAGAAATTTGCCCTGTAATTTTTGTACCAACCAATTGATCTACATAAGCAGATACAGGAACTCCTTGATAATTATTATTTAATTGTACGCCATAGTATGTTTTTTGAAATGTCGTATTACCAGGAATTATTTTTTGACCTTCCTTAAAGAAGTGTTGTCCAAACTTCTCAATTTGATTTTGTAGTATGGATTGAAGTCCTGTTAACTCTCTTGCTTGGACTGGGAATCCAGGCTTAAACAACACCTTATGAAAATCATCAGAAGGATCAAAGTCGTCGAAATACGGAGCAACGTTTAGATTAGTTTGTTGTGGCATAATTCCTTATTATTCCTTAGAATTGCAAAATGACTTTAATGTCTTCTTTTTGGTTAGCAGACCTTGTAATTGAAGGTCTATTATCAACGTATATTATATTTCCTGTGTATTTTTCAACTTCAGGACTGCCAATACCATTAGTGAAAGTTTGACCCAAGTAATATGTTTTATTATTTATTACGGTACTGATACCGCTAAATGATGAATCTATACTTAAATTAGATACTGATGCATGATTAATATTTAAACTTCCAGGTGATGTTGGATTGCTATTGAATTTAATCAATTCATATCCATATTTTGGATCAGTTTGTGCTGTTCCAACTGTATTAAATCCTGCGACAGTTCTGTCTTGCCAGAATTTTAATACTCCTGTTGTTTGATCGTAACTGACCACTTTACCTACAGCAGTAGTGCCAGCAGCAACAGTTTGTGTAAACTCTCCATCAACAGTAAATACTGCACTACTATAACCAACACCAGTTATTTTCAAGGCAGATAAAGCACTTGCTTTGTCTGCAATCAATCGTGATCCTGATGTTGCTCTAGGATTTTCTACAATTCCAATTCTAGCAAACTCATTACCTGTTACAAAATCAGGATTTTCTGCGTCATTTTCAATTCTAGAATATAAAAGAACATTGTATGCACCAAGTTCTCTGTATATATCAGCACCATGACCTCCTTCAGGAGAGATAATAACATCAAAATTTGGTGAGGTTATTCCTGCAGGAACTCCACCAGCAGCTAAATCAACGTTTGCATAAGTGTATCCCGAACCCTGACTAGAAACAACTACAGAATCGACTGTTTGATCGTTATTGATAACCACAGTGCATTCAGCACCAGAACCATTTCCTTTAATAGGAACTCTAGTGTATGTTCTGTTTGCTGTGCCAATACCAACTCCACGATTTGTAATAGTTACTATCTTAATAGAACCATCCACTGCATTATTACGAACAGGTGCATTATCAGAAGAAGTATCCCAATCTTGAGGCACGGGTATAAAATTTGTTGCATCAAATTTTACAATATCACTTGGTTTAATAGTATACAAATACTTCCAAATATATCCATCACCACTTGTTCCTGCTGCTCTTGGTTCTAGATCTATAAATGTTGGTTCATCTAAAGAAGATTTTCCATTTGGAGTTTCAGGTGATGTACCATTTTGTAGACACTCATAAACTCTAAAATCAGAATTAATAACATAGTATGATGCATTATATAAATTAGTTGCTCCAGAAACTTTAGCAATATTTGTTCTACTATAGTCTGCACGATACATGTCATAGACTGTACCTGATGTCCATAATCTTTTCGGAACAACTTGTCGAGTATCTGCTGCTGAAATCCTTTTCAGAGCAATCATATCATCCCAATATTTATTTTCATCATCAAAACTATCTTTAGGTGCAGGAGGATTTTTCTCCCAATCAGATTGGAGATCAGTTGGATTTGGCAATCCAATGAATGAATAGTAAGAATTTGAACTTGAAGACACTCCAGTAACGAAGTTCTTTGCGTTTAATATTCTA